AGCTTTTTGTAGTAGTTGGCGTTGGCGTTGATCATCGCTTCGGCTGACTCTTGCAGGCGCTCTTCGCGTTTCTGGCCCTTGTCATCCAGCTGTGCAAAGAACCGGCGCAGCATGTCGCTGTAGCTCAGTTCACCCAGCGCTTCAGATGAATTGCCCAGCTCGGTGTAATCATTCGGCGCAGCTGTTGCCGTGCACAGCAGCCGGTACGGCATCTTGGCCATGAAGCGAGTGATCGCCTTTCTGGTGGAGCCGCTAAACGATTTCAGGATGCTCGATTCGTCGCAGACAACCGCACCGAAATCAGCAGGATCAAACAGGTGGAGCCTGTCATAGTTCGTGATCACGATCCGTCTTATCACGCTGCCATCGCTGGAACGGTGAGCCTCAATGCCGAACTTTTCACCCTCGCGGATGGTCTGCGCGGCGACGGCCAGCGGGGTCAGGATTAGCACCGGGCGGCCGGTGTGACGCGCCACGTTTTCAGCCCATGTGAGCTGCATGGCGGTTTTGCCCAGACCACAGTCAGCAAAGATTGCGGCGCGGCCCTTGCGGACAGCCCACTCGACTAGGGCTTGCTGGAAGTCAAACAGCTGCGGCGGCATGAACACTGGATCGAAGCCGTGGTCAGCGCCGGTGTGGAGCTTGCGATCTAAGAACTCGGCGTAGGTGGTCATCGCAGATCCTCCAGCAGCTGCTGCGCTGCGTCGTGCGCAGACAGCTGGCCTTCATTTCGCTGGTGCATCACCAGCAGCTCAGCGGCCAGATGCTCGATCACGGCAGCCACGCCACGGCGGCGGGCGGAGGCGTCGGGCCAGGCCTGCAGTGCATCGTTGAAGGCCTCTTCATAGGCCACGGCGCAGCGGCCTAGCAGGGTGTTATCAGGCATCACTGGCCTCCCCCACCAACCGCTCACACAGCGCCCACCACAGCGACGTGGCCAGGGTGGCGGTGCCGACGATGGCAAGCACGGCAATGATCTCGATCATGCCGGCGAGGATGGAGAGGGTCATGGCAGGAAGTCCTCCCGAATGCGCTGTGGGGGTGGAAATTGAGGCTTGGGCGTGGTGGGCCCGCCGTTGCTGTTGCCGCGTTGGGTGCGGCCTTCAGTAAGGCCTAGGGAATCGTTGATCCGCCGCTGAAACTCGCTTTCAAACGGGTTGTAGTCGCGGCGATACGGCGGCGCCGGGTCGCGCATTAGCTCGCGGCATGTGGGGCGACGGCGGCCCGCCACGGTGACACCTAAAAAGAAGCCCCAGACGCACCCGAGCATCCAAGCGGTGGTGAGTTCAGTCACGCCTCCACCTCCCGCACCTGCTGCCGCAGCGCCCGCAGCACCACCGCCGTAGATGATTCCCTGAGCATCCCCAGTTGGTGGTCAATCAGCATCACCACCCGGCCGCGCATCAGCTCCTGGCCCTGGGATAGGGCAGCCTGCAGCGCTGGGGATTCGTGCAGGGCCTCGGTGGCACGGGCGACGGCGGCCTGTTCGGCGGCGAGAGCCTGTTGGTCGGTTTCGATTCGGGCTAGCAGGGTGTCGAGCTGCTGGCGGATGTCAGTGATCTGCATGGGTCAGAAGGGCATGGCGTCTGAGCTGGTCCAGTCGGGCTGGGCTTTGGCGGGGGTGGCTGCGGGGGCCTGCTGCTGGGCCGGCGCACCATCGCGCTTCGCCTTCATCAACAGTTCCCACTTCTCCACCTGCACAGTCCAAGCGCTGCGCTGTTCTCCGCTGGTGCGGTCTTGCCAGGTTTCGGACTTCACCTGGCCGGACACCTCCACCAAGTCGCCCTTAGCGCAGGTATCAACAAAGGCCTGAGCCCGTTCGTTCCACAGCACCAGCTTGAAGCTGTCAGGCTGGCTGCCGTCATCGCGCTTCGAGCCGGGCTGGTTGATCAGAAGGCGTGCATTGCAGACCATCAGGCCTGTGTCGAAAGTCTTAATCTCCGGCTCGAATCCCAGCCGGCCGATGAATCGGTGCTGGGAGGCGCGGAGCAGTTGAATCAGGAGTTCGTTCACGGATGTTCAGGGGATGGGGTTAGATGTTCCAGGCGGCGGGGAGATCGTCGGGGTCTTCGGCGGGTTCGGGGTCGGGGTCGGGCTCGGCGGCTGGGCCGTTGCACTTCGCCACGGTCTCGGCGCTGATGCCCTGTTGGATGATCCGGTCGAGCACCTTCGCCGGCAGGTCCGCCAGCGCGGCGATCTTCCCGCTGCTGACCATCAGGCAGAACGCCATCACGCCGTCTGAGGTCAGGCCGGCGGCATCGCAGACCTGCTGGGCATGCGGCAGGGCGGCGGCGGGATCAGAGACGCTCTCAGTCACAGTCACCGGCACCACCTCCCCGCCGATCTCGTCGGGGGTGTACGGGGTGTGGCCGCCGAGGGCGTCGGGGCAGTGCGTGCGCATCCCGGCGGTGAGCGCCCGGCTGAACAGCATGGCCTCGGGGTAGGCCTTCCACGTGGGGTTCTTCAGCAGGCCGGCACGCTCAGCCATCTCGATGGTGAAGGTCTCCACGCCCATCGCTTCGCCGTTGGCGAGAAACCGGATCCGGCAGAGCTTGGCCGATTTCTCCAGCACCCGGTAGTCGTACACCGGATGCCGGCGCACAGCCTGGGCCAGCAGGTTGGAGCTGAACGCCGGCCGGCCGTTGATGATGTGGACGCCGGTGGCGGAGGCGAACGGGGAAAACCCGGCCTCCATGCCGGCCATCAGTCGGATGGCGCACTCGGCGACCTGTGTTTCCTGATTGCCGTTGCGGCCAAACAAGCCGCTGGCAGCGAACACCCGGGCCAAGCGGGCCAGGTCATCTACTGACTGGACCTGCAGGCTGAGGGCTGGTGTGGCGCTCGGCGCTGTGAGCGCTGAGCTGGTGTGGTCGGCCATGGCGTCGAGCGGTTGGATGCCAGAATCCTAGCGGATGGGTTCCGGTTTCGCACCCGTTCGCAGTATTTCTCTCGCATCCTCCACACTGCGTACGATTCCGGCGCACCCACCAGCGGCGGCGATGTGGTTGAGAAATGCGGTCTGCTGGGGGGTGGGCCTGCCGGTGGCCGATTTCACCTCAAGCGCCACGAACTGAGCCAGGCCGCCGACGCGGCGGTAACCAATCAGGTCGGAGCTGCCCACGCACAGGCCGGCGTGCAGGGGCCTGGCGTTGCGCACCACCACGTCGCCAGGGCGCAGGGTGTGGGCGATGGCCTGCAGATTCCCAGCGGTGATGCGCGTGGCCTGGCCTGCCCAGCCGGTGCCGACGTTGTTCCTGAAGAGGCGGACCGGGCCTGAGCCGTGGGCCAGGAGGATCCGCTGCTGGGTGTCGTGTTCCGAGGGCATGGCTGGCAAGTGGGGTTCCGGCAGTCAACGGACTGGTTTGTGACGTTGCGTGAACTGGCCTGGCGCGGGGGTGCCATGCCGTAACGGATGCGCTAATGTATGGGCATCGGAGCCGAGAGGTTCCACCACTCACCGCCAGCCATGACCCGCACTTTCTCTGTCTGCCAAACCCAGCCCGACGGAACCTCTGAGCGCCTTTACTGGGGCATCACTGAACAGGAAGCCCAAGCAGAGGCAGACCGGATCAACAGCCATCTCGCAGAGCGAGGTATCCCAAGCTGGGTGTCATCGGCCTACGTCGCCTAACCCACCCCAGCCCGCCGGGGGCTCACCCCGGCAACCACTCCACTGCATTACATGCCATGAAAGACGAAACAGGTAAATGGATCAGCGCCAAAGATATGATCGAAATCTTGCAGTCGCTTCCACTCGACGCCCGCATCTATCCGAACCAAGTTGGCAACCTAAACGTCACAACAGGAGAAGGAAGCTCACTTACATGGACCGGCATCATCGACTTCATGTATGGAATTTACGAACCATGGAGCGAAGACGATGACGAAGAAAACGCCGATGCCTGACCCCACCAACGCCGACCGTCAGCGCCGCTGGCGAGAGCGCCAGGCCGGCCGCCTGTCAGCGGCACCCAAGCCCACGTGTGCAGCCTGCGGCATCACCCACACCGGCGCACGAGGGCCGCTCTGCTCACGCTGCTGGACCCGGCTGACGCCTGAGGGCAAGGCCGATCGGGTCGAGCGAGTCAGGAGGGCACAGCGCCGGAAACGTGACGGATTGTGAACTGGTCGGGTGGTGGCACGCGGGGCCGTAACGGGTGCGCTAATGTATGAACACAGGGGGAGACCCCACTCGGCAGCCCAGAGGCTGCACTGAACATGGCCGCCACCGCCGCCCACATCGAAGTCCTGACCGCTGGCCTTGAGTGCCATCGCGCTTCCCGCGACGAGCTGGCGGCGGCGCTGCGGTCCACCTACGCAATGCACGAGCGCAGCGAACTGCTCATCAAGCACGCTGAAATGTGCCGCTGCGTTACTGCCTTTGAAGCAGAGCTGGCACGGGTCGCCTGATCCCACCACCCCACCCCACCCCGGCCCACCGCCGGGGTTTTTTCATGCCCTACGCCACCTCCCGCAACGCCTCAAACGTCATGGCCAGCACCCACACCGGGCGGGACTGCCGCATCGCCAGGGTGATGGCTGCCTGGGATACGTGCAGCTCTCTGGCCGCGGCCACCGCACTGGGCCAGACCTGGCCGGTCTCAACGCAGCGCACGCGCCAGTCACCACGGGGCCTGGGATACCGTGCGGCGATCTGCTCAGCCAGCTCGCGATCCTCCAGCAGGGCGAACAGGCGATCGGCATCGAATCCACCGAGGGCCTGCGGGCGTTGGCTGGCCAGTCGCCGCCAGTTCTGACGGGAAACGTACCGGAACGCACCGCGCCAGACCGGCTGGAGAATCTCCTGTGTGGTGCGCCGCCTCAGCCAGGCTTCAACCCTGGTGCACGGGCAGCCAAGGATCTCGGCCGCGCCGCCGGTGGTGACCCACTCGCCAGCACGGACTCTGGTGTGGTGGCCCATGCGAACGAGCTTCAGGTGGATGGCATTCGCTGAGCGCTCCGGCCATTTCATCTGGCCAGCCTTGCGGCGGTAGCGGTTGGCGATCTCGCGGACGGGGAACGACTCGGCCAGGGATTCGAGGAACTCGGATTCGGGGCGGGTCCAGCGTGTGTGCTGAGTGCTCACGCCACCTTCCTCCACTGACCCTTCGCCTGCCGAGCGGCGATCACGTGCCGGGCCCAGCCGCGGGGGTTCTTCATGCCCCGGCGCTTCCCGATCTGGATCAGGTCTTCGACGGTCTGGGCCTGGCCCTGCTCACGCTTGGCTTCCCGCCGCTGCACTTCCACAAGGTCACCGTCCACGTGCTGCAGCTCTCGCCGCTCAGGGGTGAACTGGTGGCCGCAGTCGGGGCAGGTCTGGCGGGCGCTGGACATGGCGGCGAAGCACTGGGGGCAAACTTTCACGGAGGGGGCTTTCTCTCGGTCGCGCTTCGGTGTGCCCTCCAGCGTCCACTCCCGCTCTTCAAGGTGGTGGCCCAGCCTCACCACGTTGCCCACGTGGTCGAGGATCACCGCCTGCTTCCCGGGCTGGGGCCTCAGGCAGCGGCCGATCATCTGCAGGTGCAGGCTTACGCTCTGGGTCGGCCTCAGCAGGATGCAACCCGCCACGCTGGGCACGTCCACACCCTCGCCGATCAGTGCGCAGCTGGTGAGCACCTTTAGCCGGCCGGCGCCTAGCTCTGCAAGGAGATACTCCCGGTTCGCCGGGCCCATTCGGCCGTCGATTGATGCCGCGGCCACGCCGTTGCGCTGGAACAGGTCGGCCACCGCTTCGGCGTGCGCGACGCTGCAGCAGAACGCGATCGCCGTCTGCCCGTCCAGATACCGCCGGTAATGCGCCAGGCAGTCGCCCATGGCCTGGCCTGCCTGCAGGGCCTGCCCGGCCTGGCTCATGTCGAAGTCGCCCATGCGCCGACGCAGCCCCGTGGTGTCGAATCCGATCGGCGGGGCCAGCACGCGGGCCGGGGCCAGGAATCCGGCCTCGGTGAGCTCGGCGGGGGTGGGGCCCATCACCATCGCTGAGTACCACTCACCCAGGCCGCGGCCATCACAACGGATCGGCGTGGCGGTCACACCCAGCACCCGGGCGGCGCGGCAGTGCTGCAGCACCTTCGCCCAAGTGCCGGCATTGCTGTGGTGGGCCTCATCGATCACCAGCAGGTCGAAGAACTCCGGCGGGATGTGGTGCAGCCGCCTCGCCAGGGTCTGCACTGAGGCGACCTGCACCGGGCGGGATAGGTCCATGCTCCGGTTGGCAGCGATCAGCCCATGCGACACGTCGAGGGCGTCGAGGCTGGCGCTGGCCTGGCGGAGCAGCTCGGCGCGGTGGACCAGGATGCACACCCGGTTGCCACGGGCGGCGGTCTCGCGGGTGATGTGGCTGAAGAGAACGGTCTTGCCCCCGCCAGTGGGCAGCACAAACAGCACCGAGCGGTGCCGGGCCTGGTAGGCCTCGCGGATCTCGGCGACGGCTTGGAGTTGGTAGGGGCGGAGGGTGGGGGTGGTCATGGCTCCCGCCCCGGCTCAGGCGGCAGCGCCGCCTTGATCGCCTCCCGTACAAACACCGTAATGGGCCTGTCCAGCTCCCTGCAGCGTGCATAGAGTTGATCGTAGAGATCGGGTTGCATCGTCACCGAGATCACTCGGCGGCCGTCGGATCGGAGGGTCATGCCGGTACCTCCTGTGGCATGTTCATTCCAGGCCACTGGCCGTCAACCGTTCCAAGCAGGTTGGTCTTGAGCCAGACCTTGCAGCCATCGCGGCGAGCAGTGGCCACCAGATCGGCCACCCACTCAAACGGCGGAGAGAATGAGCTGTTCTGGCCGATGTTCTCCGACTGAGCGCCGATCACGATCATGTCAATTCCCTCCAGCGTGGAGAACTTGATCGGCTCAAGCAGCGGCTCCAGCGACAGCCACTTCACCTTGACGCCAGAGACCTTGCGCATGGCGGCCAGTGTCGGCTCAGCGCGATGTTGCTCATCTACGGATGCCCCGATCCAGCCGCTGGCGGGGAGATTGAGTCGGTCGTAACGCTGCGGGAACTTCGTCAGGTACAGATACTCCCACTGAGGGTTGGCCACGGTGGATGCGACGACCTGATCAATCCACTCTTGCGGCACCCAAGCGCCAAACAGATCAGCCATGGAACAGACGAACACTCGGCCATGTGCCGGATCGGCGGCTGCTCGCGCAGGTACCGGCGTGTTGAGTGGTGCGTCAAGCCGCTCATGGTGGAATAGCGGCGTGAACCCTGCCGGGTAGTAGGCGGCCATGTCGCGACTGGTTGCGATGGCGCGGGCGTAGCAGTAGTCGCACCCGTGGTTGCATCCAGTGACTGGGTTCCAGCTCCACATAGCCCAGCCGATCTCGGTGCCCTTCTGCTGGTTAAAGGTGGCCTTGCCCTTGGGCTTCGGATACTCGTAGGGGTTGCCCTTGTGATCAAGCAGCGTGATCGTCTGCTTTTCATCCAGCTTGGGAGCTTCAGGAGCTGGGCGGCTGGCGGCCATCTGCCGCTCGCGGTGCTGCGCCTCGCGGTGCGCCTTGTCGAGCGCCATGGTGCCGGCCTGCACCTGGGGCAGTAGATCAGGGGCGACCTTCGCCACGCGGGCGGCCTGTTCAACGGCGCGGGGGCTGGCGCCAACAGCCTTGGCGGCCTGGGCTGTGGTCTTGCGCTGCTCAGATGCTTGCGGCGGAGACACAGCAGGAGCAGTCGCCCGTTCGCGCAGATCTGCGCTAACGGTGACTGGCTCGCGGTTCTGTTTGAGCTCGGCGACTTGCCGCTCCCTCGCCGCCGGCTGCAGCAGCTCGCGCACCTTCAGGGCAACGATTGCCCGCTGGCCTGGGTTCAGGTGCCGCCGATGCAGGTTCGCGCTCAGGCTGAACTGGACCGGGTCGTCGCCTTCGTACGTCTCCAGCACCACCTCCTGGTTGGTGCGGTAACAGGCCACTAGGCGATTCCTTCCGTCGAGCAGCGTGCCATCACGCCACACGATGATCGGCTGCTGCAGGCCGCGTTCTTTGATGTCTGCGCACAACTCGCGCAGCTCATCGCCTTCGACCATCGGGAACAGATCAGCGGCTGGGTGAATGCCACTGATTTCGTCGTAGTGACGCAGGATTTCAGACCAATCCATCACAGCTCCACTCCACGGTTGAACTCTTCACGTGTCAGGAACAGGAAGCGCTGCAGCTCATAGAACGCACCGGGATCCTGTTTGCGCCACACCACCTGAGGCGGCGCCGTGATCTTTTTCTCCAATTTCCGAGCGGCTTGGATGCACTCCGCAGTGATCTCATCACGCCACTTGGCCGGGGCCGTGATCAGATACGCCCACTGATCAGCACCACCAACGGAAAAAAGGCAGGCGTCGTGCCAGCTCTGCAGCAGCGATTCGCACAGCACCTCAACGCGCATAAACCACTCGCGCCGCTTTCCCTCATCAATGCGCTTCAATCCGCCGACGTTGCAGCCAAGCGTCGAAAGCGAAGTGGTGAACTTTGGGCAGTTGCGGACGAACTCAGGCGTTAGGCTCCAGTCTTCGATGTGGTTGGGATCGTTGTAGATGAAGCAGGCAGCGTCTCGATTGATCAGCGGCGGCTGCAAGTCTTGGGAGTTGGCGTGTAGGTAGCGCACCTCTCCGTAGCCCTTGGCATGCACACCTCGGGACACCTCCGTCCAGTCATTGGCTGCCAGCCAGCGACCAGTGTTCTTAAGCAGCTCTGAATGAGTGATGGCCTGTTTCTCGCAACCGGTCAGCTGCACTGGCAGGCGATTGCGCTGAACAAGCCAATCCGCATGACGCAGGAAGATTCCAGGGGAACAACCATCACGAAATGCAGCCTGAGGCAGCAGCTCTGCCTGCTCGGCGGGGATGTATGGCACAGCGTCCCCGGCGGTCAGGTCGTACAGCAGCACCTCACTAACTGGAGGCATGCCGCGGCCGAGAACTCCCATTTCCCTGCCAAGCAATCGGTTCAACAGAAAGTGCTTGCATGGCGTGATACCTGATTTGCCAACTTGCGCCCCTTTTCTTTGAGGCGGTGAGCTAATCATTCAGAATCCCGGCAACCAGGCCGGTCGATAGAACGAGGGGCTGGCCATGGCCAGGAGCGGGGGCAGCTGGCACTGCCCTGGTTCCGCTTGACGAAATCCTAAGGGACCGCTTCCATTTCAGCAAGACCAGCTCTAAGGTACCGGTTCAGCACCCCCTAGGATGGGAACACCCACACCCGACCCCATGCCCACCTGGCCAGTCCCTGAAGGCAAGCGCTGCATCACCATCGAGCTGGATGAGGCCTTCGTCTCCCACCTCGATGGGCAGGCCTCCTACTACGGCACGACCAGGGCAGCGTTCCTGCGGCTGCTGATCCGTAAGGACATGGATCGGCTGGCCCCATCCAAGGCTCGCCGCGCCGGCTGACCCCATGCCTCTAGATGCAGCGGACGGCAGCTGGCCTCGGCTGCTGATGGAGCTGGGCGGCCTATCGCCTGAGCAGCTCACCGACACTCACCAGCCCTGCCCGAACTGCGGCGGTGAGGATCGCTACCGGTGGGACCAGGACGACGGGCCTGGCGGCTGGTTCTGCAATCAATGCGGCGGCAAGGACCGCATGGGTGGCGGCGGCAATGGCATGGACCTGCTGATGCGGGTCAAGGGCTGGGAGTTCAAGGACGCCTGCCGCCGGGTGGAGGAACACCTGGGCCTGCCGCAGCCGCAGGCCGCCAAGCCAAAGGCCAAGGGCCGGCCGCATCGCATCCCCGATCAGCCGCCAGCCGATGCCGCCCCGCCTGCGCTGGGCCGGGCCACCGCCCAGTGGTGCTACCGCAACGCAGCCGGTGAGCAGCTGTTCTGGGTGCAGCGCATCCCTCAGCCCGACGGCAAGCTGTTCGTGCACCGGACCTGGCTGGACGGTGGCTGGCACTACCCCAGCAAGCGCGACCCGTTCAAGTCCGAATGGCCCACACCCCGGCCGCTCTACCGCCTGCCGGATCTGACGGATAGACCCGATGCCCCGGTACTGATCACCGAGGGCGAGAAGGCCGCCGACGCTGCAGCTGAGCTGTTCCCTGATCACGCATGCCTGGCCTGGTGCGGCGGCACCGGTGGGGTCAACACCGTGGACTGGCAGGCCCTCGCCGGCCGCAACGTGACGCTCTGGCCCGATGCCGATGAGCCCGGCCGAGCGTGCATGGCGAAGGTCGCCGCCAAGCTGCTGCCCGTCGCCGCATCGGTGGCCATCGTTGCCCCGCCGGAATCTGCGCCCGAAGGCTGGGACCTGGCCGATGCCACCGACTGGACCCAGCGCCAGGCCATCAACGCCCTGCGGAAGTTCGCCAAGGCTGTGGAGGCGACGGTTGTGCCTGAACCTCCCGCACCCACACCCCCAGCACCAACACCCGCGCCCCCGGCCGACCTCCCGACATCCCGCCCGTTCCTCTGCCTGGGATTCGACGAAGGCGTCTTCTACTACCAGCCCCGCAGCACCGGCCAGGTGGTGGCCATCGCCCGCGGCAGCCACACCGGCACCAACCTGGTGCAGCTCGCTGAGCTGTCCTACTGGGAGGCGCTCTACCCGTCGAAGACCGGCGTGAACTGGCTGGCCGCGGCATCCTCGCTGTTCGCCGAGCAGGCCCGGGTGGGAATCTTCAGCCCAGACCGGATTCGTGGCCGCGGCGCCTGGTGGGACGCTGGCAGGTCGGTCCTGCACCTGGGGGACCGCCTGCTGATCGATGGCACTCAGCACCCGATCACCAAGGCCCCCAGCTCACGTTTCCACTACCAGCGCCTGGCATCGATCGACCTGCCTGAGCACCTGCAGCCGCTCAACGATGAGCTGGGCATGGAGCTGATCGACATCGCCTCGCGCTTCCACTGGGAGGTGCCGGCATCGGGCCTGCTGCTGGCGGGATGGATCGCGCTGGCTCCGATCTGCGGCGCCCTCCAGTGGCGCCCGCACATCTGGCTGACCGCATCGGCTGGCTCGGGCAAGTCGGCCATCCTCGATCGCCTCATTGGCCCGCTGATCGAATCGCTGGCGCTGTTCCCGGAAGGCAACACTACCGAGGCATTCATTCGCCAGCAGCTCCGCTCCGATGCCGTCCCCGTCGTGTTCGATGAGGCCGAATCCAATGAGAAGGCCGACCGCCAGCGGATTCAGAACATCCTCTCGCTGGCCCGGGTGAGCTCCAGTTCAGGCCGCGGCGTGATCGGTAAGGGTGGCGCCGATGGCACCGCGCAGAGCTTCACCATCCGATCCATGTTCCTGCTGTGCTCGATTTCCACAGCCTTGAAACAGGGTGCTGATCAGTCGCGGTTCGCTCAGCTCACCCTGCGCAACCCGTCATTCATGCCCAAGCCTGAGCGCCTGGCGCACTGGTCGGCGCTCGACGCGGACATCACCAGGGTCTGCACCGTGGAGCTTGGCCAGCGGATGATGCTCCGCATGGTGCAGCAGATCCCGATCATCCGGGATTCGGTCGCCGTGTTCCGCAGGGCCGCGGCCGAGCGCTTCGACTCCCAGCGCCAGGGTGATCAGTACGGCACCCTGCTGGCCGGCGCCTGGTCGCTGATGAACTCCAAGCCCGCCACCATCGAAGACGCCTATTACCTCATCGATGCCAACAACTGGGACGCCTACAAGGAGCAGTCCGAGGCCGATGAGGAACGCTGCCTGCAGCACATCCTGCAGCACCAGATCAGGGTGGAGGGCGATCGCGGCACCGGCTACAACCGGACCATCTGGGAGCTGGTCGAGCTCGCTCGCGGCAGCGCCGCATCGATGGAGATCGGGCCCGGCGCTGCTGAGTCGCACCTGGGCCGCATCGGCGTGAAGGTCGAGGGCGAGCGGCTGGTGATCAGCAACACGGCCAAGGCGCTGCGGCGCATCCTCGACGGCACGCCATGGATGGACTGTTACGCCACCGTGCTCACCAGGCTGCCTGGCGCGAAGAAAGCCGGCGTCGTGCGGTTCAAGGGCATGGCTGGTGTCAGTAGGGCCGTTTCATTGGCCATTCCAGGCTCCGAGGCGTAACAGTAACGCCAGGCGTAACGCTCAGATCGCGGTCGTGGAGCGGGTGTTACGCCGTTACGGTCATTTGGGGGGTAGATACCCCCCTATAGAGAAAAGCACCTTGCTGCAGGCATGCACCCTGCTACGCCTTGGCCTTTCCCCTTCTTCTTCTATCTCTTCTAATAGAGGTGTAACAACGTAACAAGAGGGCCGAGACTGCCCGTGGCCCGGTCGATCTCGGGTGTTACGGTCGCTGTTACACCGGCGTAACACCCGTAACGCCTGCAGGCCCTCCCTACCCTGCCCATGGGCGTGGCAGCCTTGACGTGATGAGTGGTCTGACCCCGCCCTGGCCGGCGGGGTTTTTCATCGGCCCACAGACTGAGGCAACCGCCGACCTGGTGATGAAACGCGCCACCAGCCTGAGCCTGCTCCTCAGTCGCGAGACGCCCTGGCTCAGGTGGTGGCAGGAGCTCATCCTGAACTGGGTGGCGAGCTGGAGCACCGTGGGCGACCTGACCGTCTCATCGGCCGATGGTGAGGACTACACGGCGTGGGAGCTGCCGACCGACCTGGATCTGAAGCGGCTGGAGCTGGAGGAGCTGCTGGAATCTCAATAGGCCCCCGACAGACTGGGGGCATGGCTGGCGTCGTCTTCACTGTTGACACATCCGAGCTGAATCAGCTCCACGTCCAGCTGAGCCGGATGATGGGCCAGTTCGAGTGGATCACCGCTCGGGCCATGACAACGGCCGCCAAGGCCTCCCGTGAGGCCATCAGGCGCGAGATCCTGCCGATGGTGAAGGGCGGCGCCACGGCCTGGACCAGGAAGGGCCTCATTGTTTCCTTCGCCAAGCCTGATCAGCTGCGGGCCATGGCTGGCTTTCAGTACGGCGGCGGTGAGTGGAGCGACACAGCCCTCACCCGCAAGGCCGGCGGCGTGCCTGCTGGCCGCTACATGGGCATCAACGCCAGCGGCGGTGATCGCAGGCCCAAGGGATTCGAGCTGCAGCTGAGACGGGCCGGGCAGATCGGCAGGGGGGATTTCGTGGTGCCCCGCTCCAGATGGGGCGCGCTGAATGCCCAGGGGAATGTCTCGGGTGGCAAGTACCAGCAGATCCTGTCCCGGGTTCGTGCGCTGCCAAGCGGGATTGGGAATGCCCCGCGGGGGGCTGGGAGTCGCGGGAGGTCGGGCAGGGCCAGGGCCAGCCTCGACTACTTCGTGGCCCGCGGGGATGACTCAGGCATCAGCCGCTGGCAGCCCGGCTCACGCCCGCTGATGATCGCGGAACGTGCGGGCAAGGGGCCGAAGGGTGGCACCGGCAAAGGTTCAGGCAAGCGCGGCAGACCGCAGACCGTTGGCTATCGCCGTGGCTTTGTGCCTGCGATGAGCATCGTCAACGATGCGCCGAACTACGAACGACGTTTCCCGATCCAATCTGTTGCGATGCGTGAGTATCGACGCGTCTTCCCCACCGCCTGGCGAGACGGATTCATTCGCGAAGCAAACCGCAGACGGTGACGGGGGCAGCGCCGGGCGCGATCGGTTCTCAACTGCGCTGGCCTGTTGAGAATCAATAGGCAGGGCGGCGGGTCCTCCCCCAGTGCCTATTTTGAGGGTGTATTCGAACCACGGTTTTTCGCTAGCGGGACCCATCAAACATGCTTGATCTCAAAGTCTCGTTGTTGAGAATTAAGCACGCAAGCCAGCGAAACCCCCTCCCCGCCTGACCTTTTAAGGGGATCCGTAGCCTCAAGTTAAACGCTTAAAGGCCCGGACGCTGCCTGATGCTGGTCACCTTCAGCAAGTTCGCCGAGATCAAGGGTGTGTCTCCAGCAGCGGTGAGCATCGCCTGCAAATCCCGCATCAAAGACGCCATCGTCGAGCGCAACGGGAAGCGCATGCTCGACCGTGACAAGGCGTTGGAGCTGTGGGACCGCAACACCAAGCGCAACGGCTCAGAGCGTGTTTCGGCCGATGCTAAGCAGCGCGACCGCAAGCCACTGGAGCCGGGCGCCGATCCACCACCCCCGGCCCAGGCGTTTGCCGCCACCGGTGAGCAGCTGAAGACCCTGATCATGGGCCTGCCTGAGGATCAGATTCCCGGCCTGGACGTGAGCCGAGAGCGGAAGGAGCACTACAACGCTGAGATTGCTCGGCTGCAGGCCCTGAAGGAACGCGAGGAACTGGTGCCCACCGCGGACGTGAAGCGGATGGCCAGCACGCTGGGCCGGCAGATCCGCGACAACATCCTCTCGATCCCGAACCGCGTGGCCCCCCTGCTGGCTGCAGCCCAAGACAGCGGCGAAGTGCACCGGCTGCTGAGCGAAGAATTGCGCACGGCCTTGCGGGTGCTGGCCGATGGCTGACGGCGCGCTGCTCTACCGGGATGCCCTGCTGGCGGCACTGGCCCCGCCGTCAGCCACGACGGTGAGCGAGTGGGCTGATCAGCACCGGATCCTGAGCGGCAAGGGTGCCGCGGAGAAAGGCCCCTGGCGAACCGAGCGCACGCCCTACCTGCGCGAGCCCATGGACTGCCTGAGCCCCAGCAGCGCGACCCGGCGGGTGGTGCTGATGTTCGGCAGCCAGATGGGCAAGACCGAGGTGATCCTGAACTGGCTGGGATCGATCATCGATCTGTGGCCAGGCCCCACCCTGCTGGTTCAGCCGACGCTGGACATGGCCAAGCGCCTCAACCGCCAACGGCTGGATCCGCTGCTGCGCGAGACGCCCCAGCTGGTGGAGAAGATCGCCCCGGCCCGGTCCAGGGATTCGGGGAACACCATGTTCCTAAAGGAGTTCGACGGCGGCCTGTTCGTGCTCACCGGCGCCAACAGCGGCAGCGGCTTGCAGTCCATGCCGGCGGCCTACCTGGCGGCTGATGAGGTGAGCTCCTACCCGATGGAAGCGGACGACAAGGGCGACCCGCTGGAAAACGCAGAAGCCCGCACGTCCACGTTTCCGATGGGCAAGGTGCTGATCACCAGCACCCCGGGCAGCCGCGGCGCCTGCCGGATCACTCAAGAGTTTGAGACGCGATCCGATCGCCGGTACTACCACGCATGGATGCCCTGCTGCGGCGCCAACGAGGTGATCCGCTGGCGAGAGCACATGGTCTGGGATCGGCCGGATGGTGAGGTGTTCTGCCAGTGCCCGGCCTGCGGCGAACGGGTGGCCCAGTACCACAAGCAGCAGATGCTGAGCAAAGCGATCTGGACGCCCACCGCCAAGGGCGACGGCATGACGGCAGGGTTTCACCTGCCGGGCTGGTACGCGCCGCTGGGCTGGACCAGCTGGGAGCAGATCCGCGACGAGTTCCTGCGGGCCAAGGGTGATCCTTTGCTCCTCAAGGGCTGGGTCAACAAGCGCGCCGCTGAGGCCTGGGAGGATGAGAGTCTGGCGAAGGTCTCGGCCGATGGACTGATGGCCCGGGTGGGCGGCTACGACCACGGCACCTGCCCGGCTGGTGTGCTGGCGGTGGTGATGGCCGTGGACGTGCAGGATTCCTGGCTGGAGGTGTCCGTGTGGGGCTACGGCAAGGGCGAGGAGTCCTGGCGGATCTGGCACCAGAAGATCGACGGCGACCCCAGCATGGATGAGCCGTGGGAGCAGGTGACCACCATCCGCGAGATCGACTGGCCCCGGCAGGGCGGCGGCACGATGCGGGCCACACTCTGCGCGGTGGACACCGGCGGCCACCGCACCAACGAGGGCTACGAATACTGCCGGCAGCATGCCCGCGAGGGCGTGGTTGCGATCAAGGGCGCCAGCAACCGTGGCGCGCCGGTGCTGGGCAAGCCCTCCAAACAGGACGTGACGTTCCGCGGGCGCACGATCAAAAACGGCGTGACGCTCTACCTGGTGGGCACGCACGGCCTGAAGCGCACGATCTACAGCCGCCTGAAGGTTGAGGAACCGGGCCCCGGCTGCATCCACTTCGACAACGCCACCACAGAGGACTACCTGCAGGGCCTCACGTGCGAGCGGCTGCAGCCACGCTACGTCAAAGGGTTCCAGGTGCTGGAGTGGGTCAAGCCCTCCGGCGCCCGCAACGAGCCCCTCGACCTGAAGGTGTACTGCCTGGCGATGCTTGAGCTGCTGAAGCGCAAGTACAACCGGGCGACGATGTGGGAGCAGCTAGAAGCCCAGCTCACCGCCCCTGCCGCCCCTGCCGCCGTCGAGCGCCGCAAGGGAACCTGGCTGAGTCGGTAGCCTGAACCGGGGAGGTGTCGCCAATGGCATTTACGCAGCAGCAGTACGACGACCTGGTGGCTGCGATTGCCGAGGGCGTTACCACCGTCAGCAGCAACGGCCGGCAGGTCAGCTACCGGAACCTGACCGACATGATGAAGCTGAAGTCCACGATGGAAGAGGAACTCGGCATCACCGGCGCCGGCCGCCGCCGGCACTACGCCAGCTTCAAGAGGGACTGATGGCCAAGCGACCCACCCGCGATCAGCTGGAGCTGGCGCTGAAGTCCGCGCAGAAAGAGCTGGCGGTCACCCATTTGCGGGCGTTTGAGTCGGCAAAGGAGAGCCGCAGAACGGAGAACTGGTACACCCGCAACGGCGGACCCAATGCCGACATCCGCACCGCCTGGCGGCTGCTGACGCGGCGGCATCAGGATCTGGTGGACAGCAACCCCTGGGCCAACCGCGCCGTGCGGGTGATCGTCAACAACTGGGTTGGAGATGGCATCATCGGCAGCCCGCAGGGCGGCAGCCGCCGGTATGAGCAGGCCTGGAACGACTGGGCGGACACGATCGAGTGCGACTACGCCGGGAAATTGAACTGGTACGGCCTGCAGTCGCTGATCGCGAGAACGACCGCCGTGCGCGGCAGCTGCCTGATCCGGCGGCGATTGGATGAGCGGCTGGCCGATCAGGGACTAGTGGGCCTGCGGCTGCAGGTGATGGAGCCCGACATGCTGGATTTCAGCCGGGACGACGGCAGCCGGATCAAGTTCGGCCAGCAGTACGACCGCGACGGCCGACTGGAGGGCTACTGGATCCGGCAGACCCACCCGGGCGAGACCGAATGGAACGGGGTGAAGATCCAGAGCGACTTCGTGCCAGTCAGCGAGATCATCCACACCTACGAGGTGAACCGGGCCGGCCAGGCGATCGGCGTGCCATTCGGCTCAGCGGTGCTGCTGCACCTGCGGGATATTGACGACATCACCCAGGCGATGCTGCTGAAAACGAAGATCGCGGCCTGTTTCACAGCGTTTGTCTATTCCAACGAGCCCAGTGACCTGGCCAGCACCACAGCGCTCACTGAAACACTGGAGCCGGGCGCGATCGAGATCCTGCCCGATGGCAAGCAGATCACCTTCGCCAATCCGCCCCAGTCGCCGGATTACGTGAGCCACCAGAAACACCACCTCCACGCGGTGGCGGCGGGCTACGGCATCACCTTCGAAGCCCTGACCGGCATCTTGTCGGACGTGAACTTCAGCAGCGCCCGCATGGGGTGGCTGGAGTTCCACCGCAACGTCGCAGCCTGGCGCTGGAACATCACCATCCCGCAGGTGCTCGACCCGGTGCATCGCTGGTTCAACGAGGCCGCCCGACTGGCCCAGGTGCGCGGCCCGCGCCGCATGATCTGGACCCCGCCCCGCCGCGAACTGGTGGACCCGGCCAAGGAGATCACCGCGCTGATTGAGGGCGTGAAGGCTGGGTTTATGAGCCTGAGCGAAGTGCAGCGGAGCCTCGGATTCATCCCCGCCGAAGTGATGGCCGAACTGCAGGCCGACATGGCCGACGCCCGCGGCAAGGGCCTGGCGCTCAGCGTGGATGGCATGACGGCTGCAGCCGGTCGATCTGCAGCGCCTGCCGAGGGTGAGGAACCGGAAGCTCAGGAGTAGTCCATAGCCTGAGGGCATGGAGTACCAACACCCCCAGCCCGGTGACATGCGGCGTGCGGCTTTTCAGCCCGCGACGCTGAATCCTGATGCTCGCACCATCGAGCTGACCTGGACCACGGGCGCCCGGGGGCGGCGTGCTTCCTGGTTCGACGGCGATTGGTTTGAGGAGCTCGACATGAGCACCGATGCCGTGCGCCTCGACCGGCTGAACAACGGCGCTGCGCTGTTGAACAGCCATCAATCCGCCGACCTGTCCAACATCCTCGGGGTGGTGGAGCGGGCCTGGATTGAAAACGGAGAGGGCCGAGCCCGCGTCCGCTTTTCGGAGCGTGCGGAGGTGGAGCCGATCTTCCGTGATGTGGCGAGTGGAATCATCCGCAACGTCTCGGTTGGGTATCAGGTCCACAGGTGGTCTGATCCGATCCGCAGCGCCGATGGCCAACCGCCGACCTACCGCGCACTGGACTGGGAGCCAATGGAGCTCAGCCTGGTGGGCGTGCCCTTCGACGCGAAAGCGCAAACCCGCAATCAATCATCCGCACCGGACACTTCCATGCCCGACAACCTGAACAGCCAGGCCGGAGGTGATCCGGCTGAGCAGCAGCCTGCAACCCAGGCCCGCGCTGCCGATCCTTCCCCTTCCCCCGCCCCCGTGGCCGCCGCAGACACCGAGCTGCAGCGCACCGCTTCCGAACTCCGCCGCGAGCGCGATCTGCTCCGCCTCGGCCAGGACGCCGGCCTGACCGCCGAGCAGACTGACGAACTGATTCGCTCCGGCAAGACCGTGACCGAGTGCAGCCGTGAGGCCGTGCGCCTGATGCGCCTGCGCCTTGAGGGCGGCGACACCCGCGCCGCTGACGGCCCCGCCCCTCTGGGTCATCCCGCCCAGATCGCCGTCACCCGTGACAGCGGCGACACCCTGATGCGCGGCATCAGCTTGGGCCTGGAAGCCCGCATCCGTCCCGGCACCCTCAAGGGTGACGACGCCGACCTGGGCCGCGAGTTCCGCTCCTACACCCTGCTGGAGCTGACCCGCCAGTACCTGGAATCCCGCGGCACCAACACCCGGGGCATGAGCAAGACCGAACTGGTCAGCCGTGGCTTCCACAGCAGCAGCGACTTCCCGTTGCTGTTCTCCAACCTGGCCGGCAAGACTCTCGACGCTGCCTATCAGGAGGAGCCCCACACCTGGCGGCCGATCGCCCGTCAGCGCAACCTGCCCGACTTTAAAAACGCCAACGATTTGATCGTGGCTGGCGCACTCACCCCTGAGGCATTGCTCGAAGGTGGCGAGTACAAGGCCGGCACTCTGGTTGAGGCTCAGCACACTTGGAAGCTGGCCACCTACGCCCGCAAGGTGACTGTTACCCGCCAAGCCATCATCAACGATGATCTGAGCGCTCTGGAGCGTGTTCCTGAGATGCTCGGCCGCGGATTCCGTCGCCTTGAGAGCAACATCATTTGGGGCCTGATCACCGGCAACGCCGTGACCAGCGTGGACAACGTGGCGCTGTTCAATGCAGCCCACAACAACATGGGCGGCTCCACCGGCCTGGCGATTACCACCAGCGGGTTCAACACCGCGAAGAAGGCCATGCGCAAGCAGACCGACCTGGCTGGCAACACCATCAACCTCACGCCGTCCTATCTGATGGTGCCCACGGATCTGGAGAGCACTGCTCTGCAGTTCCTGTTCCCGTCCGGTTTCGCACCTTCCGCCCGCACCGGCGACAACGGCCCTGTGGTGAATGCCCAGACCGCCAACATGGAGCTGATCGTTGAGCCTCGCCTCGACGGTGCTGCCGATGTGTGGTATCTGGCCGTGAGCCCCGGCGCTGTGGAGGGCATCGTGTACGGCTACCTGGCCGGCGAAGAGGGCCCGACTGTCACCACGACTGAGAAGCGCGACCCCGATGGTGTGGAACTGCTGGCCCGATTTGACTTCGGCGCGGCGGTGAAGGACTTCCGCGGGTTCTACCGCTCCAAGAACGTCTGATTCCATTTCTAACCCCATCGCATTGATCCCATGAAGAACTTTGTCCAAGAGGGTGATTACCTCGACATCACCGCACCCGCCGAGATCGAATCCGGCGAAGGCGTCCTGATCGGCGACCTGTTCGGTGTCGCCGTGACCGACATCGCCAACGGCGCCAAAGGCGTCCTGGCTGTGAAGGGCGTCTACTCCATCGCCAAGGTCACCTCTGACGGTGGCGCTGCCGCGTGGGCTCCGGCCTACTGGGACGCCACCGCCAAGAAGGTGACCGGCGTGGCCAGCGGCAATGTGCAGGTGGGCCTCTTCACTGAGGCCAACCTGACCGCCGACGCCACAGCCCGGGTGCTGCTCAATCCGCAGACCGGCGAGAAGGACGAGATGGTGGTGAGCTACGCCAGCTATGGCGCCGGGCTCACCGATCAGGCGTTCTTCGTCGCTCCCGTGGCGATGCGCGTGCTGAAGGTCTCGGAGGTGCACGGCACCGCCGAGACCACTGCCGCCACTCTCACCGGCGACATCACCAAGGAGACCGGCACCGAGGCCCCCGCGGCCGGCGTGTCCGTGCTCGGGTCTACCAAGGCCAACCTCAAGGGCGCTGCCAACACCGTGCAGAGCCCCGCTCTGACCGGCACCGCCGCCAACCTGGTGCTGGCCGCTGGTGACCGTCTGAGCTTCAAGCGCAGCGCTGCAGGCACGGAGATCGCCAACGTGGTGGTCACCGTTCACCTGGCCCGCGCCTGACCCTCTCTGGCCCCGCTCAGGCGGGGCCTCTGACTTTCTGACATGGCCAACCCCTGGGACAGGTTGCATCTGCGGATGTGGGAGGCCACATCCAGGCGGCTGGGCCGAGTGGTGGTTCAGTTCGGCGCGGTAAGCACCTTCGGCATGTTTGACCGCAAGACGGAGATCACGCTGGATGAACAGGTGCTGAGCCTGGAGAACGCCCTGACCATCAAAACCTCCGAACTGGGCAGCCTGGCCTACGGCGACCAGGTGACCGTGGACGGCGGGCTGTACAAGGTGCGGCACGAGCCGATGCGGATGGCTGACGGGCTGCTGTCGATCGTGCTGCTGGAGCAGATTGAGGCCGTGGCCACCTACCTGGTGACGCTGAGCGGCCTGCGGATCACGACCCTGAACAACCAGCAACTCCGCATTCTGTAGGTATGGCTGAAACCACGATTACAGGCCTGCCGAACGCCACGACCCCGCTCGACGGAACCGAGCGGGTGCCGATGGATCAGGCTGGGGCGACAAAGGACGCCACCACCCAAGATATTGCGAATCTGGCGGCTGGCACAGACCTGAGTTACACCGCCGCCACCCGGACGCTGGCGAGCTCCACGGGTGCTGATGTGGCGCTGCCCGTGGCAACCACCAGTGCGGCCGGCCTGATGGCCTCAGCCGACAAGACCAAGCTCGACGGTATCGAGGCCGGCGCCCAGGTGAATGTGGGCACAGATCTGAGCTACACCGCCTCCAGCAGGCTGCTTGCCAGCAGCACAGGGGCGGATGTGACGCTGCCTGAAGCCACTACCACTCTGGCGGGCCTGCAGAGTGCTGCGGACAAAACCCGCATTGACGAACTAGGCGCGGAGGATTCCCCTAGCTTTACCGGCCTAACGATCACCGGCACGGCGCCGGTCGTCATTCCGCACATCCACGGCAGCATCGCCGGTGATTTTTACGTCCACGTCCGCAACACCAGCGGCGGCTCCCTAGCGGCGGGCACGGCGGTCTATGCGACCGGCAGCGTGGGCAGCACCGACCGGATCACAGTGGCGGCCTGCGACCCGACCGATCCGCTCAAAATGCCAGCGATCGGGCTGATTGAGACCACCCTTGCCAACAACGGCGATGGCGACGCCGTGGTACTGGGCGAGCTGAGGCCGTTCAATACCAACAGCTACCAGCTGGGCGATCAGCTCTATGTCGGCGCTGGCGGCGCCATGGTGGCCACCCCCTCGGCCAGCGGATTGGTGCAGGCCGTGGGCAGCGTGGCACGGGTGAACAGCAACACCGGCACCATCCTGGTAAACATCGGCGCGGCGATGGCCCGGGTGGGCTTCACTGGGGCCTATGGCGATCTCTCAGGCCGGCCCACCCTGGGCACCGCAGCAGCAGCCAACACCGGCGACTTCGCCCCCGCAGCGCAAGGCGTCACGAACGGCAACAGCCACAACCACGACGGCGGCGATGGGGCGCAGATCGCTTACGGCAGCCTGTCGGGGTTGCCGTCGATTCCCAGCACATACTCCGACCTGGGGCCTCTCGGTGACGGCCTAATACTGGTGCTCAGCAACAAGGGCGAAACAGCAACCGCCGGGACTAACTATGTCGAGTGGCCTGTGCCTGTGCCATCGGGCAACTTTACGCTGACAGCGGTGCGGTTTGGCAGCCATATCGACAACACCGGCAGCAGCAGCAGCACCTTCAATGCCTACAAACGCACGGCCGCCGGCGCCAAGACATCAGTGCTGACCGGCAACGCCACGTTGGCATCCGGCGCAAGCTTGGTGGATGCCTCCGCCTCGCTGATCGCCAGTCCGACATTTACCGCCGGCGACCGGATCGGCGTCGATCTGGTTGGCGTCGGCACTGGGGCCCAAGGCCTCTTCGCTCAATTTCTGTTTACCCGTTCTGCTGTCTAACCATGACTGACACCATCAAGACCAATCTCGACACCGGCATTCGGTACTACGACGAGCAAGGCCCGCGCGAGGGCCAAAGCGTCGATCTGTTTGTGCCGATGAGGAGCAATGTACCCACCAACCCAGCCGGCGCCAGGTGGCCCAACCTGTTCGGGCTGCCCTACGACGGCACCCAGATTAAGTTCTACCTGAGGGGCGAACCTCAGGTGCGCGAGTACGACTCTCAGATTTTCTACGAGGTGGCCAACTGGGGGCCTGTGGACTATCCGAACCCGAAGGTCGGAGGCCCTGCCGGGACGTGGGAAGAGACGTTGGAGGTGCTCCGTCGGCCAGAGGAGGAGCTGCTCAATCAGGTGGAGGCAGCGCGCCTGCAGGCTAACGCCAGGCTGTATCCCTCTAGCGAAGATCCGATGCTGGCCGTGCTGCTGGCTGAGGCCATCCGGCGCGATCAGGAGGGCACGGCAACGGCCACCATGATCGACCTGCTGCAGCGGCATCAGTCGCTGGTCGAGGCGGGCTACAGCAACATGGAGCGGGCGGCGGAACTGCGCCAGCAGATCGAGGCAGGCCAGCCGTTTGACCTCTCTGCTGGATGGATCAATGAGCTGCCAGCATGAGTGGCGCAGGGGGCCTTATGCAGGAGGGAATCGGATGCTGATTGTTCAAAGACGGAGGTTGCTTCTCTATCCTTCCTATGTCCAAGATTATCTAGACAGAGTGACTGCTGCGGATGTTACCGCAGGGAATACTCAAGGCTTGGAGCTTGGTGTAACGGATGCGTTCAACACCACGCTGCAGGATCTTGTGGGAGATAGTGTTCTGGGGGTCAGCGGCGGTGTTATTACGCAGCCTGCGAGCACCATTAAAGCCATGCCTTTCATGGTCGGCGCCCGCACGCTGCAGGGCTGCTTGGTTCCGGTGGTGGGGACGGCGCCGACAAACTTTGGCTTTGTGGCGGAGGATTACAACCGCAAGACTGGGCTTGTTGGGAATGGGAGCACAAAGTATCTGAACAGCAACAGGAACAACAATGCTGATCCGCAGGATAGTCAGCACATGGGAGTATTTCCAACTACAGTCAACTCAGTAGATCAAGATCGGGTCTACATGGGCGCGGGCCTGAATGATACTGGGTCTACCTACTTCTTTACTCGTACAGCAGATGCCGCAGTTAGGAATAGAAGCGCCACCGCAAACATTGGGCTAACAAGAGGCGTGGCTAATTCTTTAATAGGCATGAATAGAAGTTTGTCAACCGAATTTGTTTACAGGCAAAGCGGTGCGTCTCAGACTATTTCCAGAAATTCTGAGACACCTCTAAACGGGAATATATTTGTATTTCGAGGTGCTGGTTTTACCCCAGGTGCTCTTTCCAACGCCCGCCTAGCCTTCTACTCCATCGGCGAATCCCTAGACCTCGCCCTGCTCGACGCCCGCGTGACCGCTCTGATCAACGCCATCGCGGCGGCGATCCCATGACCACCACCAAACGCGAACAAATCCTCGCCCAAGTCGCCACCACCCTGGCGGCCACCAGTGGGGCGACGGGCAGGGTGTACCGCTCTAGGCAAGAGCCCCTCAGCCGCAACGAGTCGCCGGCCGTGGTGATCCAGCCAGGGCCAGAGTCAAAATCCGCCGAGCCGGTGAGCACCTGCAAGATCGATCACGCGTTCACGCTGGTGGTGGCCGTGTACGCCCGCGGCGCGATCCCTGACCAGGTGGCCGATCCGGTTGTGAAGTCCGTGCACAACCTGCTGATGGCAGACCGCACCATCGGCGGCCTGGCGATGGATATCTGGCCCCTGGACCGCGATCCGCAGTTCTCCGAGGCCGACCTGGCCGCCGTGTGGGAGGTGCTCACGTACCGGATCCGCTACCGCACCAGCGTGACGGATCTGGGTGCATAGGCTGCAAGTACGGAACCTCACCCCTCCGCATGGCGCGATCCAAACCTGAGCCTGACCCCCGGCCGACCGATGGCGGCAGCTATCTGCTGGACGAGGCCACCGGCAAGTGGATCAACCAGGACTGCAAGCCCGCTGAGTGCGTGATGCCCACCCCTGCCCCCGCTTTGAGCAATGACGAAATCGACGCATAGGCGCCTTCTGCTGGCGGCAGTGGAGGCGAGCTACGGCACCTTCGAGACGGTCGCCGGCACCGATGCCCTGTTGGTGCAGAACCTGGACTGTCAGCCCCTCGACGCAGGCCTGATCGATCGCGAGCTGGTGCTGCCGTATTTCGGCAACCGGCCCAAGATCGTCGGCCAGCGGGTGGGCACGGTCACCTTTGACGTGGAGCTGGCGGGCAGCGGTACGGCCGGCACTGCCCCCCGCTGGGGCCGATTGCTGCGGGCCTGCGGGTTCGGCGAGACGGTGGTGGCCACCACCTCAGTGACCTACGCCCCGGCAATGACCGGGATCGTTGGCGTCAGCTTCGACTTCAACAACGACGGCAACCGCCACCGCCTGAAGGGCTGCCGTGGCAACGCCACCTTCAACCTGGCGGCCGGCGAGATTCCCCGCATCTCGTTTGAGTTCTTCGGTGAGTACGTGGCTGCGGCCGCCGAGGCCCAACTGACCCCGACCTTCGGCGGCCAAGCGACGCCGGCCATCGTCAACAGCGCCAACACCACCGGCGTGAACATCCTGGGCCTTACCACGGCCTGCATGGAGTCCTTCACCCTGAACCTGGGCAACGAGATCCCCCTCCGTCCGCTGGCGGGCTGCACGCAGCAGTACCCGATCACCAACCGCCTGCCCTCTGGCGAAGCGGTGATCGAGGCCCCGGTGATCGGCTCCGGTTCTGGTGAGAAGGACTACTTCGCCCAGGTGATCAGCCAGGCCACCGGCACCATCGCCTGGCAGCACGGCCAGACCGCAGGGAACATCGTGACCCTGAGCATGGGCCAGTGCAACATCGATTCCCCGACCTACGCAGACAGCGACGGGATCCAGATGCTCAACGTGCCCTACATGGCGCAGGCGACTGCAGCCAACAACGAGATGAGCCTGGTGCTCACCTGATCTTCACCACCACTCACTGAACACCCATGTCCTTCGTTCTGAAGCAGTCGGCTTCGTACACCTGGCCGGTGCCCCTGCTGATCCCCGTTGATGGCGGCCGGCGGGAGAAACACTCGTTCGATGCTGAGTTCAAGCGCCTCCCCCAGAGCCGAATCAACGAGATCGCCAAGCTGGCCCGGGCCACCGAGCTGGGCCGCGCCGGTGATGATGAGCTGCTGGACGACAAGACCGCCGCACGGGAGATCCTGATCGGCTGGGCCGGCATCACTGACGACGCCGGCAAAGATGTGCCATTCTCTGAGGCTGCGCTGGATCAGCTGCTGGAGATCCCCACCATCGCCGGGCAGATCATCAAGGCCTGGTATGGCTCGATGGAGGTGGCCAAGAAGGGAAACTGACCGGCGCCGTCGATCACTGGTGGCACGGTGACGGCGGCGCCAATGATGACCTGCTGGCGGACCTGAAGGCCTACGGCGCGGACGTGACCTGCCTGCCAGAGGTGGTGCAGAACCCGAAGCGCTTTGAGGTGTGGCCTGAGCATGAAGACGCCGTGATGCTGTTCCTGCAGTGCCAGACCCAGTGGCGCGTTGGCGGCTCCGGTGTGATAGGCCTGGACTATGGCGTGGTGCTCCAGATAATGGATCTTTACGCTGTGGGTAACCGGCGCCAGGCTCTGGAGGACCTGCAGATCATGGAGAGCCGCGCTAAGGAACTGATCAACAAGGCCGCCGAACCGAAGCAGCCGAAAGGGAGGCGCCGCTGATGGCGATGAACATGGAGGCGGTCCTGAGGATCGCGGCGAAGGTTGTAGGGCTTGAGGAAGTCACGAAGCTGGAGCGGGGCATCGCTGGCGCTGAGAAGGTGGCGAAGGATGCCAAGACGTCATTTGCCGCTGTGGTCAACTCGTCCACTTGGCAGGCCGCCGCTGCTGGCGCTGCAGGCATCGGCGTTGCGCTGGGCACCAGCGTTCGGGCTGCGATTGATTTTGAGAGCGCCATGGCCGACGTGCGCAAGGTGGTGCCCGGCCTGGAGTCAGCCGAGGGCCTGAAGGAAATGAAGCAGGAGATCATCGGCCTCAGCAAAGAGCTGCCGGTGAGCGCCGAGGGCCTGGCCGCAATCATGGCCGCAGCCGGTCAGTCAGGCATCCCCCGTGAGGAGCTGGCGGAGTTCACCAGGCAGGCGGCACAGATGGGAGTGGCCTTTGACATCACCGCCGATGAGGCCGGCACGGCGATGGCCAAGCTCCGCACCAGCCTGGGCCTGAGTCAGCCGGAGGTTGTGAATCTGGCGGATGCCATGAACTACCTCAGCAACAACATGGCCAGCTCGGCCGCCGAAGTCAATCAGTTCATGCTGATGGCCGGCGCGGTCGGCAAACAGGTTGCGATGACCACGGAGCAGACCGCCGCATTGGGTTCATCCATGATCGCCGCCGGTGCGGCGCCTGAGGTGGCCGCCACCAGCTTCCGCAACCTGATCAGGGCACTCACCAAAGGCGAATCTGCGACGGCGAAACAGGCGGCAGCGTTCAAGTCGCTAGGCCTCGACGCCAATCAAGTGGCCAAGGATATGCAGGTGAACGCGGTGGGCACCATCCGTGATGTGTTCCAGCGCATCTCGCAGATGCCGGCTGAAATGCGTGTTTCAACGATCAGTGAAATCTTCGGTGACGAGGCCCGGGCCCTGACGCCGCTGATTACCAATATGAAACTGTTTGATCAGGCGATCGGGTTGGTCGGCGATCAGAGCAAGTACGCGGGATCAATGCTCGCTGAGTTCCAGGCCAGGGCGGGCACGTCGGCCAACAATTTCCAGCTGCTGCAGAACAACATCAAGGCGCTCCAGATCGCCATTGGCGAGGGCCTTCTGCCTGCTCTGAATCTGATGCTCGGCACCTTGGCGCCAGTGCTGTCCGTCGTGGCGGATCTCGCCGGGCGGTTCCCGCTGCTGACTGCCGTAGTGGTGAGCCTCACCGCTGCGCTGGCTGGACTGGTCATCCTGGCGCCAGCGATCGTGTCCTTTATCACCCTGCTGGGCAGCCTCAAGGCGGTGCTCGCGATCTCATCCCTAGCGGTGGGCTGGGCCGGCCTGCAGACCGTGGTGATCGTTGCGGTGGCCGCGATGAAAGGCGCCCTGCTGGGATTCATCGGCTGGGTCGGCAGCGTGTTCATTCCTGGCTTGCTGGCCTTCTTGGGCCCTGTTGGCTGGACCGTGCTGGCCATCGCCGCCGTGGTGGCCATGGCGATTGCATTCCGTGAGCCCCTGACGCAGTTTGTCTCCTGGCTGTGGAAGTGGACGGAGTTCGCCCGCGAGCCGTTCGTGCGACTGTGGGATGCGGTGGTGGGCATCGTCACCGCCAGCCTGAACACCCTCACCGGCGCAATTAAGGCATGGGGCAATGAAATCCGCAAGATCTGGAGCGGCGATTTCTCCACCCTGCAAGGCATCGTCGATACGTGGCGTGATGCGGTGGTGGGTATTTGGACTGCCATGGGTGAAGCGTTCAAAACCTATCTGGTCGAACCGATCCGCAACGCTTGGTCAACCCTGACCGAGTTCCTGCCCCGGGCAATGGAAACCGTGCGCAATCGGGTGGTGGGCGTCTGGACCTATGTGATCGACGTGATCCGCAACGTGTTCCGCAGTGTGATGCAGTTCATCGCCAACGGGATCAATTCCCTGATCGACAGGGTGAACTATGTGATCCGGGGCTACAACAGCATTCCCGTCGCCCCAGACATTCCCCAGCTCGGCTACGTCTCCGTCCCCGCCTTCGCTCAAGGCGCCGTTGTGACCCGCCCCACCCTGGCAATGGTGGGCGAGGGTGGAGAGGATGAGTACATTATCCCCGCCAGCAAGATGCAGGCCGCCAGCTCCCGCTTCCTGGCAGGCGCCCGGGGCGCTGACGTGATCCCTTCGCGTGCCTCCAGCCGCGCCGAATCCGGTTCTGCATCCCCACAGATCAACGTGACCACGGGCCCGGTGATGCAGCAGCAGGACGGCTCCCGCTGGGTCTCGATGGATGATTTCGAACGGGGCCTGCAGCAGGTCGCTGAGCAGGTGGTGGGCACCCTGCGCACACCACAGGCGCGCACCGCGCTGGGGTGGAGCTGAGCGATGGCCAGGGCACAAGCACAGTTCCTCAAGCTCACCGACGCATCGGGAACCGTGCGTGAGCGCTGGCAGTCCTACTGGGCCACGCAGGTCACCTGGAGCTCGGCGCAGTGGGACTACGTGGCGTTGATCGCTGACGGGTTCGTGGAGGGCGACAGCGGCACGGAGCAGGCGATCAGCGTCCGACTCCCCGCCACACCCCGGGCCGTGGTGGTGTGCGAGAGGGCGCTGGCGGCAGGGTGGGTCGCTGAGCTGCAGATCTACCAGTTCGATGATTTCGCTGCAGCTGCTGGCCCAGTGGCGGATCAAGAGCTGATCGCCCAGTTCAACGGCCAGGTGGTGGGTGCTGCCGCCACGGTCACGTCGTTCACCCTGGAGCTCGGCAGCTCGCTGGCCCCGGTCGGCGCAACAGTGCCGCCCCGCACACTGACGACAGCGCTCATGGGCGTGGGGTGCCGGTTATGAGCTCATTCATCCGTGGCACCGACCCCCTGGCCCTGCTGGCGATCCAGGCCGGCCAGACCCCGACGCCATCGGAGCAGAGCGGCGCAGAGGGCAGCAACCCGCTCGACGTGCAGCAGGCTGCGCACGTGATCGGCGATCCGGTGCCGATCGTGTTCGGCCGCAGGCGGAACGGCACAGGCGGGGTGTTCATTTCGCCGAAGGCCACTGAATGCCGGTTTGAGAACGACACGAGCAACGCGGTCACGGCCTATTACCACCTGATCCTGAGCGAGGGCCAAATCGGCCAGCTTCAGGTGCGAGACATCTTCCAGCGCCAGTGCCGGGTGGGCAGCGCCGCGCAGACCTACGACCGCCGCGCCGGGAGCTGGGAGCCGGCCAACGTGATCCAGCTGCGGGAGGGATTCGATAAGCCGGAGGCGACCTACCACTGCGGATCGGTCGGCCGTTACCGGGGGATCAGCACGCTCTCCTTTGAAGTCACGATCCCTGACGGGTTCGACGTGTGGAACCGCCAGGTTCATGTGTTCGTGCGGGAGGGCATGGACGTGAAACGCTGCCTCGACAACCAGGCCGCAGCGCCGAGTGATTCGTTTGCCGACCTGGCGTATTGGCTGATGGACAAGTCGGCCCGCATCCCGCTGCCGCTGATCGACACCGATTCGATCACCGACGCCAGCCGGTTTCTCGACGCCAACGACATCACCACCAACTGCTGGATCAGAGAGTCGATCAACTACAGCGACCTGCTCAGCCGGTGGGGGCGATACCACCTACTCAGGCCAGCGACGGCGAACGGGCGGCAGGGCCTGAAACCGCTGCTGCCGGTGAACAGCGACGGCACGATCAAGACCACGGCGCTCACCGTGGAGTACGTGTTCGATGACGACCTGGTGATCCCTGGGTCGGTTGACATTCGATACAGCGACTGGAGCACCAGCCAGCCGTTCGTTGCGCAGATGATCTGGCGGCAGGAGTTTGAGGACTGCCTGGGGATCATGCGCACAGCCGAGGTGCGGTACCAGGGCACAGCAGAAAACGGGCCCTACGAATCGCACGACCTGAGCGCGTTCTGCACCCGCGAAGATCACGCCGTGAAGGTGGGCGCCTACATCCTCTCGAAGCGTGTGCGCAGCACCCACACGATCCGATTCAAGGTGCGGCCCCAGGCGCACAACACCCTGCTGCAGCAGGGCAGCATCGTGCGGGTCCGGCTGGCGCGGGATCCGTTCAACGGTGGCTCTGTGTTCCATGACTACATCTACCAGGTGGAGCGGATCACCAAGACCCTGGCCGGCGACGTGGGCTATGAGCTCAGCCATATGCCAGTCGATTCCCAGCTGCGCAGCCTGATCGCCCTGGACGTGGTGAACGCGCAGGGCACGGGGTATCTGTACGACTGCAACCTGAGCGGCCTGGGCTGCGACCTGAACTCGCCAGAGGATGACGACGAGATCCCTGACGATGATTGGACGATTCCCGATCCTGACCCGGGCGGGGAGATTACGCCGATTGATCCTGATGTGCCGATTGGCGGCGGCGGCGGCGGCGGCGGCGGCGGCGGCGGCGGCGGCGGCGGCGGCGGGCTCCCTGAACCCGATCCCAACCCAGGCGACGCACTAGATCTCCGACCAAACGTGGTGCTTGCCTGCCCAGCACCGCAACAAAACTCCTTTGAGGGACAGCCGCCGCAGGGCGTGCCCGAAGACACTCCGACCGTTGCAATCATTGGCAACCTAGACCTAGACGGCAACGTGGTGCCTGGATCGGCGGTGCGCGTGCCGAGATCAGGATTCTCCATTCCGGCCTTCCCGCCTGATGAGATTGGCTCCAATGTACAGGGCGCCAATGACTGGAACTACCGATTCGTCTCCTTTGAATATGAAAATGATGGCGAGACGTATATCACTGATCCGTGCTTGCTGGCCGACTCTGAGCCGGAGCCGCCGCCAAATCCAAATGGAACGTTTACGCCAACGGAGAATATTACCTTGACTATCACTATTGCTGGAAGCGCCAACACTACTGACTGCATCACTGGCGAAGTTTCAGAACTCGCCATTGGCGCGGGGACCTACCAATCGGAACTGATAGCTGGAGGAACTTATATTTTCTCTAATTTTGGAAGTGTCAATCGAGCAAAGCCCTGCGTGGGCTGGGGGGTTTACAGCTTGCCGCCAGTTTCAATCACTAGACAAAGCACGGGTCAGGCGCTATTTAGTCAAGGCACATTTAATGCATTTGTATGGATTGATAATAGTTTCCTTGCAAGCCGGACGGCAACTTACACCGCAACTGCCAACGGCCAGCCTGTAAATCTTGACGATTATCGAGATTAAATGTCTACCTTCCCCGCCCTAGTCCCCAGCTCTCGCACCTTCACCCCTGGCGAGTATCCCGCCACGGCATTCGCGGGCTACAGCGGCGCTCAGAATCGGGTCAGGCATAGCAATGTTTTTCTGTCGGCACAACTGCGGCTCACCTTCCTGGGCCTGGATGAAGCCGAGATGCTCGACATCTGGAATCACTACAGCAACAGGCGGGGAGAGTTCAGGTCGTTTGATCTGCCGACTGAAGTGGTGAGCTACGGCAGCATCACCGACTACGTGCCAGGCAACTACCTGTGGCGGTACGCAGGGCCAGGCTCGGTGGAGGATCTCCCTTGTGGTGGCCACAACGTCAGCTTGACGCTTGAGACAGTGCCGCCTGTTGCCGCCAGTGTGGTTGGTGCTGATCTGTTACTGCGGCTGCGGCTGAGAGCTGGAGTGGCCACTGGCGGCGAGTACGTGCCAGGGATCAGCGAAACCATCACGATGTCCGTGACCGGGGGTGATGCGTTTGCTGCACTGAACGGAATAAACGAAACTATTGTGCTATCGCTAGATCCCGGCGTGGTAATTGGTGACGCAAGCGTCAGCGGTGTCGATCTTGCGTTTGGCTTGACTCTAGATGTTGGCGATGTCTTAAATGCGGGGAGAGATGGCATCAATGAAACTATTACGCTATCGCTGGTCGCTGGCGTGGCTACCAACGGCGATATTGAATATGAGTACGAAGTCTTCCTCTCCAGCGGCACATGGGACTGGACTGCCGCAGGCAGCCCCAGCACGGTTGATGTGTTACTGGTGGCGGGTGGTGGCGGGGGTGGATCGCGTTCGGGTGGTGGCGGTGGTGGTGCTGGGGGGTTGCGTGTTGTCACTGGTGCAAGCGTCAGTGGAAACGTCACGGTGACAGTTGGATCTGGAGGCGCTGGGGCGTCAAACGCAGCACTCGGCCAAGGATCAGACGGTGCGGCAAGTTCCTTCGGCGCCGAATCTGCCGCCGGTGGTGGTGGCGGTGGGGAGGCAAATATAACAAACACCGCAGGAACTGCCGGCCGCTTAGGTGGTAGCGGTGGCGGCGGCGGTCGCAATGATGCGGCGACATCCAACGGTGGCGCGGCAAGCCCAACAGGTCAAGGCAACGCAGGCGGAATAGGCGGCGGCGGAGTCGCATTCGGCGGTGGCGGTGGCGGCGGAGCTGGTGGAGCTGGTGGCAATAGAGAGGCAGCATCCAACGGGTTAGGAGGACTTGGCGGGCTAGGGATAGCGCTGGAATCGCTTGGATGGACGCCTGAATCAGGCCCTGCAACTGTTTGCATTGGCGGCCAAGGTGGCAGAACTTCAGCGGCAACTGCGGGAGGCCAAGGCGGCGGCGGAGATGCTCCGACTGGCTCAAGCGGCACCAACGGCGCATCAAACACCGGCGGCGGCGGTGGCGGTGGCGGGTCTCCGCTTTCAGGCGTATTCGGCTCCGGCGGCTCCGGCGGCTCCGGTCTAGTAATCGTCCGCTGGATAGCCTGACGGAAAACCCGTCAGCGCCATGGCATCCCTGATCTACAACTCCTTCCACGAGGATCTGGCCAGGGGGAACATCGATCTGGACACTGACACGTTCAAGATGATGCTGGTGACCAGCAGCTACACCCCGAACAAGGACACGCACGCCGACCGGGCCGACGTGACCAACGAGGTGGCCGCATCGGGCGGATACACCGCAGGCGGCAAGACCGTAGCCTGCACCGTCGCCCGCGACAACACCAACGACCGCACCACGCTCACCTTTGCCGCCGAATCCTGGGCCAGCTCCACGATCACCGCTGCCGGCGCCGTGGTCTACAAGTCCACCGGGACCGCGGCCAATGACCTGCTGGTGTTCTACAACGACTTCGGCGGGAACGTCGCCACCAGTGGCACCACCTTCAGCGTCGGCAGCAGCGTGATCACCCTGCAGAACTGATGGCCAGCTTCCCGGCGGTTCGCCCCTCCAAGCGCCGCTACGGCTTCGGCCTGTTCCCCGTCACCACCGAGACGGGCTTCGGCGGCGGCTCGGTGCGGTTCCTGCATGGCGATACGCGCTACGGCGTGAACCTGGAGCTGGTCTACGAAACGATCGGCCAGGCCGAGGCCCTGCAGATCCGCGATCACTACCGCGGGCAGAACGGTGGCGCACGTTCATTCCTGCTGCCAAACGCGATCTGGGCGGGTCAGAGCAACCCCGACAACATCGTGCCGCTTGGCACTGCCTGGGTCTATGCCGCTGAGCCTGCGGAGACCCACCGCAGCGGCTTGCTGTTCGATGTGACGGTGCAGCTACTGCAGGTGATCTAGGGCGAGGTCCGCAGACTGAGGCAGACACCCCAAGGCCGTGACGCCGCCACCTGACCGCCGCAGGTTCTCAAAGATCCAAGTGCTCGAAGCGACCGCGGCGTCGCTGATGGCCGCGGCGATCCTGGCCACTGCCGGCGGCATGGGCTGGCTGGTGGTGAGCCTGCCGAACAGGCTGCAGCAGCTGGAAACGCAGATCACGCAGATCCTGAGCAATCAGAACCAGTTTGGTCTGAGGTTCCAGGAGCTTGAGAAGGCGGTAACCGATCTAGACCGGCGCACGATCCGGCTGGAGCTGAACCGATGAAACCCGACATGACCCGCCAAGCGCCCGCGTGGCTGGGAGCCGTGACAGCCGGCCTGGCGATCGTCGGCGGCGTCGGCTACATCATCGATTGCCGTGTGGCTGGCAAGGATCTGGACAGCTGTTGGATGACCGGCCACAGCATGATCACCCGCGCCTCCGACCTGGCCCTGGGCGCGGCTGCGGGCGGAGTCGTGGGGTACTGGACCAAGAACCCGGCCCTCCACCGCCGCGAATCCAGCCGACCCACCGACCCCGACGCATGACGCTGCACCCGAGCGCTGACCTGCTGCTGGGGCTGGCGGTGTGGCTGCTCACCACCGGCTTTGCAGAGCTGGTCGTCAAGCCCGCCTGGCGCCGGCTCTACCGCCGCGCTGATCACGCCACTGGCGACCGCCTGCCCGATCTGAAATGACCTTCGCCACCTTCCGCGCCGCCGCCGAACACGTCGCCCGTGCCGGCGCAATGACCCCCCACCAGCTGGCCGCGTGGGAAGCCGCGTGGGAACGTGCGACCACTGAGCAGCGCCAGGAGTTCACCGACCTCTGGCGGGCACAGGGGAGCCCTGCAGCGCCGGCACCGCCCGCCGAGCTGGTGACAATGGCCCAGGCCACGGCGGTGTTCACCAGATCGCCCAGCGCGTCGCAGCTGGCGGATCTCAACTCCTGCCTGCGGAGATTCGCGATCAACACCCCGGCGAGGATCCGGCACTTCCTGGCCCAGGTCGGCCACGAATCCGG